GGTGATAATGTTCGTAGAACTTACTTAGGTATTTCAACAGGAAACGGAGCAGGATATGATGTTGATTTCTTCCAATATAAAGGAAAACAAAGACCATTAAATATTTGTATTGATAGTGACGCGGCTGATTGGTTAACACTAACTAAAGGTTACCATATGGATAAAAACGCGAGTGGTATTACAATATCAAACTTATTTACTACAAGTGGAACTCCGGCATATTATGTTGGTGATGCAACATTCACATCTGACCCAACAAGTGAAGCAAGTCCTTACTACAGAGTATTCTCACGTAAATTTTCATTATTAGTACAAGGTGGTTTTGATGGTTGGGATATTTATAGAGAATCAAGAAGTAATACCGATACATTTAAATTAGGTAGAAGAGGTTACTTAAACGGGGCTTGTCAAGATTTAAGATATCCTACAGCATCAGGTTGGGGAGCATTTAAACAAATCGCGGTAGGAAACAATAGTGTTGATTACGCAAATTCTGATTATTACGCTTATTTATTAGGTCAACAAACGTTCTCAAATCCTGAGGCGGTTAATATTAACTTATTTGTTACTCCGGGTATTGATTATTCAAATAACTCTGATTTAATTGCTGAGGCAATTGAAATGATTGAGTTCAACAGAGCTGATTCATTATATATTTGTACTACGGCTGACAGTGATTTATTTATCCCAAGTCCGGACCCAAGTGCGTTAATTTACCCACAAGAGGCGGTAAATATTTTAGAAGAAAGTGGTATTGACTCTAACTATACAGCAACTTATTACCCTTGGGTATTAACTAGAGATAGTGTTAATAATACACAAATCTATTTACCACCAACGGCTGAGGTTGTTAGAAACTTAGCGTTAACCGATAACATCGCGTTCCCTTGGTTCGCAGCGGCAGGTTACACAAGAGGTATTGTAAACGCAATCAAAGCGAGAAAGAAACTTACTCAAGAAGATAGAGATACTCTTTACCAAGGTCGTATCAATCCAATTGCTACTTTCTCTGATGTAGGTACCGTAATTTGGGGTAATAAAACTCTACAAATTGCTCAATCAGCACTTGATAGAATAAATGTTAGAAGATTATTACTTCAAGCTCGTAAATTGATTTCAGCGGTATCTGTAAGATTATTGTTTGAACAAAACGACCAAAAAGTAAGACAAGACTTCTTAGATGCTGTTAACCCTATCTTAGATGCAATCAGAAGAGACAGAGGTTTATATGATTTCCGTGTAACAGTTTCGTCAGACGTGGCTGATTTAGATAGAAATCAAATGACAGGTAAGATTTATATCAAACCAACCAAATCGTTAGAATTTATAGACATCACATTCTATATTACTCCAACCGGAGCTTCTTTCGAGAATATATAATAAAAAAATTATGACTCATCTTAGGGTGGGTCATAATTAAGCCTTAATTAAAAATTATGTTAAAAAATAAAATAAAAGAAGGAATTGATGAGTTTGGTGCTCCGGATGAAAAGTATTACGCTTTCGATTGGGACGATAATATTGTGTCAATGCCAACAAAAATTTTACTTAAAGATGAAGATGGTGATGAGATAGGGATGTCTACTGAAGATTTTGCAACTTATCGTGAAATAATTGGTAAAGAACCTTTTGAATTTGACGGACATACAATTGTTGGATTTGCAGAAACCCCTTTTATGTATTTTGGAGTTAAAGGAGATAAACAATTTATAGTTGATGCTATGACTGCTAAACCTGGACCGGCTTGGGAAGATTTTGTTGAGGCAATAAATAATGGGTCAATTTTTTCAATAGTGACCGCAAGAGGTCATACACCATCAGTACTAAAAGAGGCTTGTTACAATTACATTGTTTCAAATATTAATGGTATTGATTCAAACGAATTAGTTAGAAATTTAGAAAAATATCGTGATTTAGCGGATGAAGAAAATGTCTCTAAAAGAGAGATGATTCGAGAATATTTGGACTTATGTAGGTTTTACCCTGTAAGTTATGGAGAAGGTTCCGCAACTAATCCGGAAGAAGGTAAAATAAAAGCGTTAAAAGAATTTGTTAAATATGTTAAAGATATGTCTCAACATATACAAAAAAAGGCTTTCTTAAAAAATAAAATAAATAATTATTTTGTCCCAAAAATAGGTTTTTCTGATGACGATTTAAAAAATGTGGAGGTTGTTAAAAAACATTTTGAGCAAGACCCAGAAAATATTATTAAAACTTATTCAACAGCAGGAGGAATTAAAAAAGAATATTAAAATAATTATTATAAATAAAAACTATTAAATAATTAATTATAATAACTAGGATTTCTAGAATTATAAAAAATTTAAATCTAAAAGTCAAGAGAAAAAAATTAAATAGGTAATATTTATAATAAACAAGATAAAAAAATAAAAATTAAAAACAAATAGACAATGGCTGATTTATTAATGAAAATGCCCATACCGTATGAACCAAAAAGAAAAAATAGGTTTATTGTACGATTCCCATCTACTTTAGGGATTAACGAATGGTTCGTAGAAACAGCTGCTAGACCACATATCACTATTAAAGATGTTGAGATACCTTTCTTAAACACTTCAACATATGTTGCAGGTCGTTTTAATTGGGGAACAATTTCAGTTAAATTTAGAGACCCTATTGGACCTTCAGCATCACAAGCTCTTATGGAGTGGGTACGTTTATGTGCTGAGTCTGTAACAGGACGTATGGGGTACGCAGCGGGATACAAGAAGAACATCGACCTTGAGATGTTAGACCCAACAGGTGTTGTTGTGGAAAAATGGATTTTAGAAGGAACTTTTTTAAGTGATGTTAATTTTGATTCACTAGGTTATTCAGATGATGGTATCGCGGGTATTACAACAACTCTTCGTATGGATAGATGTATATTAGTTTACTAATATTATAAAACTCATAATATATTCAACCCTACATTTAATTATGTGGGGTTTTTTATTTATATAAAAAAAACATTTCTTATTATTTATTATAAAAAGAAAAATATATGGAACAAAATTTATTAGATGCTGCAACACAAAATTTCAGTTTACCACACGATGTGGTTCAATTACCTACAGGTGGTGTATTTTACAAATCAAAAAAGAAATCAGTTAAAGTTGGTTATTTAACGGCTAATGATGAAAATTATTTAATTGGTGCCGGACGTAGTAGTGAAAACATAATCTTAAAATTATTAAGAAATAAAGTTTATGAACACGATTTACGACCTGAAGAATTATTGGATGGTGATGTTGAAGCCATTTTAATATTTTTAAGAAATACTTCTTTTGGGTCTGAATATAGTGTTAATTTAACCGACCCGGCAACGGACAAACCATTTGTTGGTAAAATTAATTTAGATGAGTTAAACATTAAAAAAACTCAAGTTAAACCGGATGAGGATGGTACTTTTACAACTAAATTACCAAGAACCGGTGCAACCGTTAAATTAAGGCCAACAACATTCTACGACACTATTGAGTTAGATAAACAAGCGGAACAATATCCTGTGGGATTACAAGCCCCAAGAATTACTTGGAAATTACAAAAACATATTGTTGAAGTTGATGGAGACCAAGATAGAGCAAAAATTGGTTTATTTGTAGATTCATTACCAATTATGGATTCAAAATACATAAGAAATTTTTTAAGAGAAAATGAGCCGTCATTGGACTTAAAAAGAAGTGTAATCGCCCCTTCAGGAGAATTGGTGTCTTTCGAGATTACCTTTGGGGTGGACTTTTTTCGACCTTTCTTTTAGTCATAGACAAATGATGATTGAGGAATATATGTATTTAGCTCAATCACTTCGTATATCATATTCGGATTTTCATTCAATGCCGACATATGTTAGAAAATACATTATAAATAAATTAATAGATAATAACACACCAGACTAGTTAATCAAAAACTATGTTTGGTGTATTTATTTATAAACACATTTAATTATGGCAACAGGAGACGAGTCAAAAACACCGGGAGGTAAGGCGACTAAAGGATTAGAAGATGCTATTGGTTCTAATTTTAGTCCTAAAGCGATTGCGGAAGTAGTCGTAACACTTGACAATGCCGCGAGTCAAATGCTTAAGCAGTTTGGACAAGGTCAAGCTATGGCGGACATATTACGTATGAGTATGTCTGAGTCCGTTACTTCTGTTAGAAAATTAGGTGGAGATATTGAGGATGTTCTTAAAATTCAACAAGAGGCATCTAAAGAATTGGGTAGAAATGTTATTTTAACCGAAGAATCAACTAAAGATTTATACGCAACAATGAAAGTTACCGGTCAAGAGGCAAGTAAAATTGTTGGTGGTATGGCGGATGTAGGTATTTCTTCCGGAAAAGCTACCGCAGAAATGTTAAAGGTTGTTAATATTGCGAGAGAATCCGGTGTTAACGCTCAAGCGGTTTCAGGTAAAGTTTTAGATAATATGCAGGCACTTAACAAATATAATTTTGCGGGTGGTGTTGAAGGTTTGGCTAAAATGGCTGCACAAGCTACTGCGTTGAGAATTGATATGTCTCAAACTTTACAGTTTGCGGAAAAAGTGTTTGACCCTGAGGGGGCAATTGAAGTTGCTGCGGCAATGCAAAGATTAGGGGTGTCTCAAAGTAGTTTACTTGACCCATTAAAACTTATGGACTTGGCACAAAATGACCCTGCTGAGTTACAAAATCAAATAGCACAAATGAGTCAACAATTTGTTCAACTTGGAAAAGATGGACATTTTGAAATTATGCCGGGAGCTAAACGTCAATTAAGAGAAATCTCTCAAGCTATGAATATTCCTTATGACCAACTTACTAAAATGGCGTTGGGTAGTGCGGATTTAGATAAGAAAATGAAAGAAATTTCATTCCCGAATGTACCTGAAGACCAAAAGAAAATGATTGCCAATATGGCGGAAATGGGTGCGGGTGGTGAATATAAGGTTAAATTTACTGACGCAGAAGGTAAACAACAAGAAAAGAATGTATCTGAATTAAATGAAAAGGATGTTGCCGCTCTTGAAAAAATGGCTAATACCGCTCCTCCAACAATGGAAGAGTTGGCAAAACAACAGTTGACAGCAACTGATAGAGTTACTGCGGCAATTAATAGTTTAGGTGATAGAACAGGTTTAGGGTTGGCCGGTAGTAAAACCGGTGGACAAATATTGACTACCGCTAGAAAAACGGGTGAAGCGTTAGGTAATATTCCAAGTGAAGGATTATCTTCAAAAAATATTGCTAAAGAAATTGATAAATTTTCAGACACTGTAATGGGCGCACTTCAACAATATGGTAATTCAGGGACAGGTGCCGGAAAATTAGCAGACGCTTTTCTTGATTTTGCAGGATTTGTTAAAACAGAATTAAAAGATTCTTTTTCAAATGTAACAGAACAAGCTAATAAGTTAAGTGCTGATATACCATTAGTATCTGCATTAATTAATGCGGGTAAAGTTGCTATGGGTGGTGCACCGGCAAATACTCAGATACCAACAACTAATAATACGACAAGTAGTGCAGGTGGTTCAACAGGAACTCAAGGTTCAAATTCAACTATGGATGTTAATTTAAATGTCAAAGTGGATTCAACTTCACCAAATATTGATACAAAACAAATGGAAAGTGTTTTAACAAACCCTGCGTTTATGGAAAAGTTAACTGTTGCTGTTACAGAAGGTATGGGTAAAATGAATCCTGTTAAACAATAACCACGTTTAAAATAGGTTGTTAACCTATTTATTATAAAAGAAAAAAATATGTCAAATAGTACATTATCGTTTGCATCATCGTCTTCGTTTAGAGATGTTTTAATGGCTAGAAATTTAGCCCCATATAACATTGCCGGTGTGTATTCACCACCTGTTAGTAATTTAACATACGAAACAGTTTTAAATGTTTCAAATGTTATAGATTCTCCAAATGAATTAATTACTAATGGTATTTTTTCTAATCAACTTTATCCTCTTAATGAATACGGACCTAACGGTGGTTATAATTTAGATATTAATTATAACGGAGCTCCACTTCCTGTAAATTCAAATCAGGGTGAGTATAGTCCTAACGATACTGTATTAGATTTAGTTAATGAATTTTTTATTGATGCTGCTTATCTTGATAATTACTACGGCCCTGTTGGTGGGTTCAATGATATGTATGGTGTGACAACACAAATATTAGGTCAACCAATACATCAACCTTACGGAACAAATTTTATTGCTTCATTATATTCACCATATGCAATTTTATTATCATCTGACCCTGTTGGTACTAATGGATTATTATCTCAGGATTCCTTTCTTGCGAGATTGGGAGGTCAAAAATTAAATGAACTTTTTCAAGAAAGAATTGCTAGACAAATTTTTATCAATACTGTTGGTCAAGTTAATTTGGAGTCATTATCAGACCCATTTGAAGCTAGTTTAATTATAGCCGGACAAGAACCTTTAGTTTATAGAAATTGGAAGATTACATCCCCTGAAGACCCTATTACAGCTGCTGCCGATTTAATAACAAGATTAGGTGGTGCGTATTGGCCGGTATCACCAATTCCGGGGAACTATTTTAGTGATAACACAAGAAATGGTCAAACACAACAAACATCAAACGCTTTAAATGTTGTTAATCAACTTACTGGTGGTTTTTTAGGACCAATATTAAATAGTAGTAGAAACCCATCTGAAATATTTTTAGCAAATACAGGAAATGGTCAAAGGTCTGTTTTATTTAGAAATTTAGAATACAATAGATATCAACCAAGTTACAGAAAAGATTTTGGTGGAATATTAGGTGTTGGACAAGCAATTGTTAATTTAATTGACCCAGCTAATGGTACTTTAGTGGGTGGTTATTATGTTGGTAGTAGAAATGCGGAACCATCTACGATAACATCACCACCTAATCAAGTTCCTGTTAACGCTTTTGGTCAACAAGAACAATCACCGGTATATGGTCCTTCTGAAATGGGTATTCTATTTGAGGGTAATCAAGATACTCTTAACTTTGGTCTTGCGGCAAAATCATTAAGTGATGGTGGAGGTCTTGATGGTCAATTTGTTTGGACATCACCAAAATATAAACCAAATGCGGGGTTCAAAGCAACACCCGGAGGTGGTTCAGGTTCTGCGGACCCGGAATATAATTTAATTAGTAGTAATTACACAAGAGACGAATCAACGAATTTTACATTCAAATCGACATCTATATTAGATGAGACACAAAGATTAGTTAATTCTGCGGATAATGTACAAGGAATTAGTAGATTAAAACACGTTGGTAACGCAATTAACCAAGTTAGTAAAGTATTCCACGATGGTTATAAAGAAATGACCAAAGGTTCTCAAGTTGTGTCTTATACAGACCAAACAACCGGAGGAGAGGCCGGTATTGAATACTGTAGAGTTTTTACTAAAGACACACCATATTACACTTATAATGATTTACAAAAAGTTGACGGTATTACAACAAGTGGTCGACAATTTGCTGGTTCGGTATTTGACAATACCTTCAATTTAAATATATCACCAACAAGAAATCCGGGTTCAACAAATATTATTGCTGACGGACCAAATGGTATTGGGGGATATGCTAAAAAATATATGTTCTCAATTGAAAATTTAGCTTGGAGAACATCAAGTAAACAAGGATATACTTACGACGAACTTCCTGTTTGTGAAAAAGGACCAAATGGGGGTAGAGTTATGTGGTTCCCACCATATGATATTAAATTTAATGATAATAGTAATGCTAACTGGACTGAAACATCATTTTTAGGTAGACCGGAACCAATTTACACATATAAAGATACAAGAAGAGTTGGAACATTAAGTTGGAAAATAATTGTTGACCACCCTTCAGTTATGAATGTTCTTGTTGAAAAACAATTAAAAGGTCAAAACAAAGAAAGAATAAATTCTATTATTGATTCGTTTTTTGCGGGATGTGTTAAATATGACATTTATGAATTGGCTAAAAAGTTTAATATGGTTCCAACCAAAGATTTATATACTTATCAACAAATATTAAATAACCCTAATTTAGATAGTAATACGGCTAAAGAAGTTATTAGTAGTGTACAAGGAACACCAACAGTTGGAACTGAAACTACTGCGGGTAATTCTACTCAAAAGCAAAATACTGACACATCAGTTGCTAGTTTATTGGATGGTTATTTGAATTTAGGGTTTTATTTTGACAATGACGTTCCGGGACCACGTAACAAAACTGCACAAATTCCAAGTTCTACGTATAAATCAGATTACGATAGTTACACTAGTAGTAGTAATCAAGATACATATGTTGATAAATCAAGTAAATTATTTATTGCTAATTCTCCAAATCTTAATGTTAAACCATTTTTTACTAATGTAGTTATAGATAATTTTAATAAAATAAATGATGGTTTTGTTGAGGATGCTTTTAAAATTTTAAGCGAAAAAAAAGGTACTATTAAAATTTCATTAGCAAGTTCAGCTTCAGCTCCGGCACAGGATGATTATAATGTTACATTATCAGTTAGAAGAAAAAATTCAGTAATTGAATATTTAAAAACAACTAAATTAAAACCATTTATTGATGAAACAAAAACATTAACTTTTGAAGGTAATACGACTAATGGTGAAATTGAAACAATTTCATTTCCAAAAAGTGCGAATGGGCTTTTTGGTTCATCCGTTGATTGTCATCAAGACATTAAATCTTCGACAAATACGACAGCGTCAAATAAATTGGCTCAAGTTTATTCTGTTGCAGCAATGGCTTGTAGACGTGTTGTTTTTAGCAAAATTAAAGTCACAGATGTACCTTCAGATAAACCTGT